AAAAATTAAACCGCGTCAAGAAGAGGCGGATAAAAATATGCGAGTTTACAAAAAGTTTCTGGAAGAGAGAATTAAGTATCAAATGAAGTTTCGCTTCAAACTGGTAGGTGAACCCGTGAGCAGAAAACCCATTAAGGATATTAAATGCTCGGAAACTTCCTAGCCATCGATACGGAAACTACGGGGTTATATCTCCGTCACGGTTGCCGGGCATTTATGGTTACGGCATGTTCCGCAGACGGAGATTTATTCTGCTGGCACTTCCGTATTAATCCTCTCACACGTAAACCGATAGTCTCTCGCAATACCGTCGATGACATTATCGCAACTGTTGATAAATATCCCCATTGGGTATTTCACAACTCCCTGTTCGATATGTCTGTCTTGTCCTATCTGTCTCCGTACTTTAATTCCAAAACGTACAAGACTAAGGATATCCACGACACAATGATTATGGCTCATACCCATCGTTCAAATGGACGATTAGGGTTAAAGCCATTATCGATGCTCCACCTTTCCTTCCCAGAAGACGACGAGAAAGAATTGCACTCGGCAATTGCCAAGGCAAGACGTTTAGGTAAAAAACTCGAATGGGCAATTGCCGATCCGTCTCATCCTCATTTAATTCCAATTAAGGATAAAGACAAGAAGTTCTGCGACTACTGGCTGCCTTACGAAATAGTAACTCGCCGTCCTGACCTAGTACCCGACGAACAACACGAACTGTATCGGGAGTCATGCCGCACCTATGCTCTCAAAGACGTAGAACGAACAATAGGCTTGGCATCTTTCTATAAGCATATCCTGGACCTTCGCGGAGACTGGAATCATTACGACAAGCATCGCCAAGTAATCGTCCCAACTTGGGAAATGCAGAATAAGGGATTTCCGATAAAAACGGATAAACTCCCATTAGCAATTACAGCTCTTGAGAAAGAGAAAATAAAGCTAGTCAAAGAAATGACTGACATCGTAGGCGATCCGAATTTCAATCCAGCATCGGGACCGCAGATTGCCAAGTTCCTATTCGAAGACAACGATATCCAACCTGTCAAATACACCGCTTCTGAGAATCCATCAACAGATAAAGTGTCTTTGAAAGCAATGCTCGAATATGAGGATTTGCCTGACAACGTAGCAAAGTTTATTTCCTATAAACTGACTCATACCAGTTTTACGAAATCGGCATCAGCTATGGCAACCTATGCCAAGCATTCAATCGACGGAAGGTTATTCGGTAGTCTAAAGATTCCTGGGACAAAGACTCTTCGTTTCTCAATGCAAGAACCGAATACGCAAAACGTATCGAAGCTCAAAGATGATAAACTCCATCAATCCAAATACGATGATGCTCTTACGATTAATCTTCGTAACGTGTTTGGCCCCAAGCCGGGATACGTTTGGTTTTGTATCGACTACACGCAATTGCAATTAAGGATTTTTGCTCAATGCTGTAGGGATCAATTTCTTATCGATTCTTTTGCTCGCGGGGACGATGCCCACAACACGGTAGCTAAAGCTGTTTTCGAAGTCGAGCAACCGGATGAATTACAACGTCGTGCCGCTAAGGGTATTAACTTCGGAATTATCTTTGGTGCCGGTAAACGTAAAATCGAATCAATGACGGGTATCCCTGGAAGCTATGAGAAGTTTAAAGAGCGATTCCCGTTAGTCGATTCGTACATTACCCAACGTGGTAGGGATGCTCGTCGTAACAATTACGTTAGGACTCTCGGAGGCTATCCCCTTCAAGTCGAACGTAAACTATCATACAAAGCATGTAACATCGAAGTTCAAGGAACAGAGGGGGAATTAGTTAAACAAGCAATAGTAAAATGCAACGAGTATCTACAAGACAAACCATTAAAGATGATTATGGTAATTCACGACGAATTGATTCTCGAATCCGAAGTACCATTAACTCCTAAAGAGATTAATAGTTCTCGCATCCGAGGAATCGTAACCCGCGTTCAGAAATACATGAACGAAGCTGCCGCCGATCTAGGCGTCTACACAACCACCGATGTCAAAATGACAACAACCACTTGGGCCGAAGCTGACTAATGGATTACATTAAAATCTACAATCACGTTTTAGGGCGTGACCACAAACTTGAACACCAAGGCAAGAACGCCAAAGGCTATTGCCCATTTTGCGAAAAGAACGGACTATCGATTGATGTAGCTACCGGCAAAGGTAGCTGTTTTGCGTGTAGTGAATCTGTGAACGTCACTAGCTTCATTACCAAATATCATAAGGCGTGGCTCGAATACACTCCTGACGAATATTATCTTGAACTCGAAGAGGCGAGAGGCATTTCGGCAAGCGTATTCAAGCACGCTCAATTTGCGTATGATGGAAATAATGATAAGTGGCTTGTCCCTTACAAGAATCCTCATACAGACTTTCTAAGTAACCTTGGCAGCTTCCGTATTGAGGGTGATTTTGCTTACAAAATATTCGTGTTGCCGAACGAAGGTGGGTTATTCCCTAAAGGGTTTTACAATCCCTGGACATACACCGCCAAGCCAAGATTCAAAGGCCAACAGCTTTATATCCCAGAAGGCGAATGGGATACTTTGGCATGGTATGATATGGCAATCCAAGGACATGCTGATAAAGCTAGGCTCCCTGCCATCCTCGGCTCGCCGGGTGCCAACATCGTTCCGAAAGATATCGACACACTCACCAAAGAGTATCGAAACTTCGTAGGGGTAGGTTACGATAATGATAAAGCCGGGCAAGAAGGTTTAATCAAAATCGCAACTCACCTTGCGGGTAATCGTTGTCATACCCAATATCTCAATTGGAAACTTGCTGAAGAAAATTACGGTAAGTCTCTCGAAGGATATGACATTAGGGATTTATTGACTAAGGCCCGAGTCCAATTCTCATTCGTCAAGAAAGCATTCGAAGCAATCGAAATCGAAGCACCTGAGAAGACGACTGAACTTGGTCCCGGCTTTATCGATGACGTTGAACCAATTGAACCCGTACCATCCCATGCCAAATACATGGAATTGTACGGCAAGCAGATGTTTCTGACCCAGACGAATAAGGACGCAATTACTTTGACAATGGCAATTGCCGCATCATCGGTTTTGCCTGGTCAAGCGTTGTGGGCATTTATCGTCGGCAATGCTTCATCGGGTAAGACAACGCTAATCGAGTCTTATGGTGGCGAGCACCAATGGAGTAACTACGCTTCTAAGTTGACTTCGAAATCATTAATTTCTGGGATGCAAGGTAAGGGTATGTCCCTTATCGAGTTTATTAACCATAAGCCTTTCTTTCTGAAAGACTTTACGGTTGTCCTGGAAATGGGTAAGGATGAACAAAAGGAACTGTTCGGATTGCTTCGCGATATCTATGACGGATCGGTGAAGATCGTCTATGGTAACGGCAAGGTGGAGATTTATCGTAATATCCATTTTCCAATTATCGCTGGCGTAACCCAAGCGATTTACAAAGTCAAGAATGCCGAACTCGGCGAACGATTCTTACGAATCAACTACAGCGATGAGAATCCTGATGATGATGTAATGAAGTCTGTCTTGTCTGCGGCGATTAAAGGGTTTGGACGATCATCTGCCAAGAAAGATGACTTGACCAAAGCAACTATCGGATACCTAAAAACTGTTAAAGAGAATTTTTGGGACTCGACTGATCTTCCAGTGATGAGCGACGATTGTGTCGAAATCCTTGGGGACTTGGCAATCTACGTTTCGTTCCTACGTGCGAACCCTGAACACCATCGAACCGAAGGATTATTATATCGCCCAAAACCAGAAGACCCGCCGCGTCTATCGTTGCAGTTCACGACTCTCGGATATTCTTTGACGAAAGTTTTGGAACCATTGAAGACGCACGGAGACATATTGCATTTAACCGATGAGGCTACTCGATTGATTTACAAAGCAGCAGTCGATACATGCTATGGATTCGGTCAAGACGTTGTGAAGTATCTTCATGCCAATCCGAAGTCTTGTCACTCGGATATTGTTCGGTACGCCCATATCGAGGCTACTCGATGTTATCGGGTACTAACGGAATTAAAGTCGGTTGGGATTATTCACACAATCACGAAGACTGGCGGCAAGGGACGTTCAACAATCCTTTACCGCTTGTCTGACAAGATTCAAACCCTCACAGACAAAATCTTCCCTTCCAGGACTGACGGATAATGCGATTAAGGATTAAACTATCCAAAGACAATCTCCCGGAGACATTAGCCATATCCGCCGATAACTTGGAGGAACGCGAACTGGTCCGGGAGATATACGATAAATGTCTTAATATCATTTCCAAACTAAACGGGAAAGCGATTCAACCGTATGACAAAGAAGAAACTCGACTTAAGCCAATTGCCTCAATCCAAGCTCCCACAGCCAGGGACAAAAAAGGGGAAGGGCGTCGTAAGGCGAAAGCAACCCTCATTAAAAATAGAGCCGCGAGAGGGACGTAGACGAGTCATCATCACAGACTTCGGAGCATTCCTACGGCAGATTCGAATCGATAAAGGCATGTCTATGAATGCCTTATCGAAATTAATCGGATGTTCCGAAATGATGGTTAGCAAAATCGAGACTAGCCAAAATCTTCCGTCCGAAGCGAGATTATCTATCTGGTTATCTTCCCTCGGAGCGTCAAGCCGATTGCCCGAAGCGTTGCGGTTAATGCGAAGCGTGAAGCGTTCGCGCAGAATCGTCTACTTCATCAATGATCCGATCAACGAGCATTTGGATCGAATCCTTGACGCTTACGAAAATCATCGGTTAAAACCGATGGACAAAGACTTGCTTTCTATGATAGGATTGCAAGAGTACGCGAGGGGTGAGGTTGTCGATCCCCATTTATATTCCGATAAAGGAAATAGTCCGATGGCAAAGAACAAAGGTACTTCCGCCCGATCAACTGCTGCCGCTCAATTGGGAAGCAAGGGCGGACAAACGGGTGGACCTGCCCGAGCTAAGAAACTATCTTCGCTCGAACGATCCGAAGTCGCCAAGAAAGGAGGGGTTGCGAAAGCAGCCGCAGTTAAAAAGAAAATGCGATAATTTTTCTGAAAAAACGATAAACCCCTATTGAGTTAATTACTCGATAAGGTAAAATTCCCACTCGGATGAATAAGTTGTTCATCCAAACACCCAACCGATTTTTGCAAAGGTTCAATTATGTCTGTTGCTACTCCCGTCAAGAAAGCTGCCGTTAAGAAGGTCAAGTCCGATGCCAAGGCCCCTGCCACAAAGAAGGCTCCGGTAAAGGTCAGCAAGGCAAAACCCGAAGTTAAGGCAAAGGCCAAGCCGGAACCGAAGGGCAAGAAAGCCCCTGTCGAAAAGGCTACTCGCGTAGGTCGCCCGCCCGGCCCGGTGTACGTCCCAACTTGGATTGAAGGCTTGAAGGCAACTCCGTTTGCTCGAAAGAACTCCCTCGCTCCAGTCCAGGGTCTTGGGTCGCTCTACTTGCGTGCAAGTGCTGAGGGTGCTCCCGCCCTACAGAATCTCGCCAAGTTGCTCAAGGACAAAGACGCTCGACTGGTCAAGCTGTTGAAGTAATCCCATTAAATAATTAATTGGGAATTAACCCCGCCTCGGGATTGTCTTGAGGCGGGGTTTTTGTTTGTCCGCGTTTCACTTAATTCGAAGGAAAGAATTATGGTTGGTTATCGAATGTTGTCTACGATTGCCTTGCTGATCTTGGGATGCTTTTATTCCAATTCCGCAAGTGCTCAGTGTGGTCCCAACGGATGCCCCTATCGTCCAAGTGCAAAAGTGGTCGCTGCCGTAGCATCCGTGTTTGAACCTGCTGCCGCCCCAGCGTATCAACCGCAGGGAGTTGTCTTCGAACAAGTTCCCCGCGTAACGCAAAGGGTCGTCTTACGATCCCGTAACGTGGTGCGTCGCGTAGGTAATCGCGTGTTTGGCATCTTCCGCTGCAATTAATTATTAATTGCTAATAGGAATATCCCCCGGCAGGACTAACCCCCTAGCCGGGGGATACCCTCCCCTTCCCAGGAACCTATGGGAAGCGGACGGGGTGATAGGCTCAAAACCTACCCCCAATTCTGCCCTATTCCTAGCGTCTAGGCTCGATTCTTGAGTCAGAACCCGCCCCCGTGTCGAATCGCGTTCTAGGGGCCATTTTGGAGGCTACAGATGGTAGTCTCCCATCTTACCTAAACACCCGAGTCTACTAATGTCAAAGTACCCGCCCGAACCGGCAGAGGAACCGTCCGCTCCCACGGTCCCCACGGTTGAAACCTTCGACGCATCTTGCAACGGAGATTATATCATTAATGAGATTATCATCGGGGTAATTAATTAAATAC